GGGAAAAAGGAAGATCCTAAAACAAAAACCGCCGCTTTTAAGAATTGGTTTAAGAAAAGTAAAGTCGTAGACGCTGATGGAAGACCTATGGAGGTGTACCACGGCACATACAAACAAGAATTTAGCGACGAAAATCCAGAAGGCGGGGCGTTTACCACCTTTGATTCTTTTATAAATTGGTTTTCAACCGACCCTGATGTATCTGACGTATACGCGGGTTTCACTCACACCAGCATGGTATACCCGGTATACCTGTCTATACAAAAGCCGCTTAAAGTTACTCAAGACGCAAACGTAAGTGTTGGTGCGTCAACCCTAAAACTTTTATCTAAATTGGGGTTGAAACCCGAAGAGTTTGATTTTGGGTATGGGGTGGGTGAACTAGATCAGGTGCCTGTCTGGAGACTTATAAACAACCGCCTCTTCTTGCAAACTGCTGCAGAAAAGGGGTATGACGGTATTGAGATGAACGAGCGAGGGTACAAAACCTTTGCCGCTTTCAGTCCTACACAAATTAAATCGCCATATAACAAAGGCACATACAAGCAAGACAGCGAAATTTTTACCGAACAAGTAAGTAAACCACAAGAAGATATAATCGTAAATAGCAATGGGGCGTTCTTAAAACCTAAAAACCCTAGAGATTTTCCCGAAGCTTCTGCGGGATTTAGAACGCTTACCGAAGCCGATGATGCCTATGATGACGTGGGTGGGGCGGTCTTTATTACGGGTATGGATGTCAACCCTAAAGAACGTGGAAAAGGTACTGGGAGTAGGCTGCTTAACAAAATCATTGAGTGGGCCGACAAGAACAACAAACGACTAGCTCTATCTCCAGCGGCGAGCGGTGGCCTCAGCCAAAAACAATTAGTAGAGTGGTACAAACGCAATGGGTTTAGGGAAGTTGGTGACTACTTAGTACGAGAGCCAGAAAGCCGATCAGACCAAGCGTACGATTGGAAAGCATACGGAGACCCAGATCCAAAAGAATCTGCCGAAATTGAAGCTGCTCTTACTGGGACAACAGCAATCGGTGCCGCGCGCTGGCTATCTAAAAACGCTCCTACGGCTGCTGATAGAGAAATAGCTAAAAGTATTGTAAATATGCTAACCCGACTGCAAAATTCGGGCATTACGTTTAGTTTTAACATCGCGCACAAGGGGGACATAACCCCAATTCAGTTGCATGGTGCTAGGGGTCTAACAAAAACTAAAAAAGATAGCGTTGAAGTATGGCTCAATGGGGCTGATCTTAAAGGTAAAGTTGGAGTTTCTTATGAAACCGCTTTGCATGAATTGCTACACGCGGCTACCGTCGGAACTATCCACGTAGGAGAAAGGTCCCCACCCGGATCACATTTTAACAGTGTCTATAAAGACTTAGTAAAAATACACAACGCTATAATTGCGCATTGGAATCAAAGATATGTGGCTATACAAAAAGGTGCCGCACCAAAATTTGAGTTTGAAACTATTTTAAAAAGCGGTTTAACTAACGCTTTTGCTAATGAACGAGAGACAGTTACTTGGGGTATGACTAACCCAGAAGCTAGGGATTATCTAGAGTCTATACCCTACATGGGTGGGTCTGTCTGGAGTAAATTTGTTGGTACAATTCGTACTATGTTGGGGTTGCCAGTCAAAGCCAACACTGCGCTTTCGGAGTTGTTGCGAGTCACGGACGTACTTTTGCAAACTTCTGCGGCTGATTTAATCAACGAGTCCCAAAAAGCAGGTCTGACGATCACTGGGTATGACCTACAAAAAAACCCCTTTGCTGTAGAAGATGAAATTATTTCTGAACAGAGAAGTCGGCCCACAGCAGCCAACCCACAAGAAGCAACTAGGCAAGCTGTAGAAGATCCCATCAGGTTTATGCGAAAGGCCGCGCAGGGTAGCCCGACGCTGGTCAACGCTGGGGAGATAGTTCGTAAAGGGGCTTTATCTCTGCGGCCTATGTGGGATATTGCAAAAGAGGCTGCGGATATGGGCTTCAGGCAGATCAAAACGGTAGAGGAACAACTGCGCCGTGCTGGTGCTAGGAAAGAGATGCTTGACCGTCGCAACGACGCGTTTATTGAGCATATGAGTAAGTTCGCTAAGGAGAACCCTGCAGCCTATACACGGATGGCTGAGTTCATGAATGCCGCATCAAGGCAACGTATGGATGTACGTGGCAGCGACACCCCACCGACTGAATACAGCCCGGAAGATAAAGCGATCTATAGAACGCTCCGGAGGGAATGGGTAGCCCTAGACCCAGCTGCTAAAACTATGTCCAACACGTTCATTGATCAGTACAAACGGTTCCGCAACGAGTACTTTACCGCACTAAAACAGTCCATCCGGGACCAGTACGCAGGAGACGACACGCGCATCGACGCGATGATTGCTAAGCTGGAGCGTACCTACGATTCTTACAACCCATACTACATCCCATTCGTCCGGGTAGGGGAGTACTGGGTTAACTACACCGATCCAACCAACGGCGAAAAGACATCTGAAGCCTACGAAACTCTTTCAGAACAAGCGCGTAGGGTTGTTGAGCTAAAGAACCGTGGGATTGACACTACTGCTTTCAAACAAGTTGACTTCAAGAAGTACAGCTACAAGAGCGGGCCTGTCAATCAATTCTTTGAGGAAGTCAAGAAAGACATCATGCGTGCGCTGCCAACGTACTCAGACATGACGGCTGAGGAACGCGCAAATACCGTTGAGATGCGGGAAGACTTGCTTGAACGCCTGTACCAGTCGTCGCTGCTACTGCACCCAGAGTCGTCGCTTCTTCGGCAGTTTGAGATGCAGCGTAAGGGAATCCTTGGGTTTATTGAAGACCCGCTGCGTGCCTTCTCCATAAAATCGCAGAGCTATGCGTCCCAAATTGCTCAGATTGCCCACAAGGGTAAGATCGAGCGGGCTCTGCATGATGCTAGGGAACAGAACAAAAAGAATCCCGACCCTGCTATGAGCACGATCATCACGCACGTAGCAGACATGATCTACGCAAAAGATACTACCGACGCTGATGCTACTTTCAACAAGGCGGCTAACAACATAAACAGGCTCGGGTTTGTGTGGTACATGGGCTTTAGCCCCGCTTCTGCTGCAGCTAACTTGCTACAAACTCCCATGGTGGGCTACCCCGTTCTTGCGGGTAGGTTCAGGAACCCAGCCAAATCACTATCTGTTCTTACTAACGCGTTTTTGGAAGTGGTTGGTAGTGGCGCAGATGCTAAAACTTTTGGAGAACGGTTCGTTGCCGCCGCTGAAGCGAAGATAGCCCAAGGTAGGGACGTCAACTCCCTGCCAGAGATGGAGCGGTTGTTCTACGAGCTTGACCGTGCGGGTGTTATGAACGCTGGCTCTCCGATGCACGATCTAGATATTGTGTCTAAGTACGGGGCGATGGGTGGCTCTATGGTTGAAAAGGGACTGCATGCCGCTACGAAGATGGCTGGCGTTATGTTCCAACGAGCCGAAGCAATCAACAGGGAAGCCACCGCCCTAGCCGCTTTCCGACTAGCAAAAGCCCGTATGGGTCGTGAAGGTGCGCTAAACAACGCGCAGTTTAAGAACGCGGTCCGAATCGCTAGTGAAGTTGTTACAGAGGCGCACGGTGACTACCAGCATGGGCTGGCTCCCAAAGTATTTTTAGATCCGAAAATCCGTACGCTCTTAATGTTTAAGAAGTTCCCAGCCCATATGGCTGCGGTGTACATGCGTTTGTTCCGTGAGATGTTTGATAAGGCCGACCCAGAGGTACGCAAGACTGCTCGTATCCAGTTTACCGGCATGATGGGTATGTCAGCGATTTTCTCAGGCGTGATGGGGATGCCGTTCTACTACATCGTGCGGGACCTGTGCAACATGCTGCTGGGTGACGATGACGATCCGTACGACTTTGACTACGAGATGTACATCTACTTGTACGAGAACCTTGGTGGGGACTGGGCTAATCGAATCACGCGTGGATGGATCGGTGACTTCGGTGCTGATATTGGTACCCGCGTCTCGTACGAAAGTTCTCCCTTGTTGGGAGGATCTAAACAACTTCCGTTTATTGGTGGCATTTTAGGTCTACGGGACCCGAAGAACAACCCGTCTGCCGAAGCTACGATGAAGGACTTTATTGTGGAAGCTATTGGCCCTCTGGCCGGTATGCCCCTGCAAGTGGCTCGCGGTATTGACAAACTTCAGCAGGGTGATATCCGACGGTTCCTAGAAGGTATTACCCCACTAGCTGGCGTGAGGAATGTGCTTAAGGCCATGCGCATGAACGAGGAAGGTGCGTTGACCTCTCGTGGTGACCCCATCATATCGGACCTGACAGAGGCTGAAATCGCAATGCAAGCCTTGGGGCTGACCCCACAGCGGCTGTCAAGTCAGTATCGCCTCAACGCACAGAAGAAGGATATTCAAGCCAAGGTTGAAGAACGGAAGCAGTCGCTCATCAATCAGTACTTTAGCGCAACGCTTCGCGGTGACACTAAGAGAGCAGAAGAGCTGATTAAAGATATGCACGAGTTTAATTTGGCTAATCCTTATAAAGGGGTTGCTATCACAGGGGAGACGCTACGCGCCTCTGCCAAAACACGTGCTAAACAACGCGCCCAGAGTCAGGGTGGTGTCTACATTCCAAAACAGTTCAAGCCCATGTTCTCTGACGCTCCGATCTTCGCTGAACCTGAAGAAGAGTAAAAAAAACCCCGATGGCGTGGCCTATCGGGGCAACCCTTTCGCAAAGGGAGAGGAGGAGACACAGAGCAAAATCCTAGAACGCATTATGCGGGAGGGTTTTCCGGGATGTCAAGCCCTGCCACCACAGCGTCTATCTCTAGTACATCAATAGCTGGCGTGGGCATATGTGTGCCCTTACTTAGCCGCTTCTTAGTTGACTGCAGCAACACCTTCTCTTGTGCGAGGCTGGCCGTAAAATCTTTATAAGATATCTGCTGCCTAGTGCAGTACTCCCGTATAGCCTTTGTAGACACGTATATACGTTTAGTGTCAGGCTCAATCCTAACTAGCAACGGTCCTTTAGGCTCACGAATAGGTGCTTCTGGTAGGCCGCTGGAAAACTTGTTGACGTCGTTGATGATGAGGACGTTGTTGTGTAGCTCGTTCAAAAAGTTGCCCAGCACATTGGTAGAGTTCTTGTTTGGCTCGACTACGTTATGCTTGTGATCGTGAAGGTTCTGCACGGCGAAGTCGTATATGTTTCGCATATTAAACTCAATCAGCCCAAGCTCTCTAGCTATATTCCCGCCCGCTAAAATAGAAGCAGTACCGGCAGACCAGAACCGCTCCCGTCCTGTGAAACTAAGCTCTTTATCTACCTTGCGTTGCCATTTTATCTGTTCCGCTACCGCCTTATCCCTATTAGCAACAACCCACTGCATGTAAATAGGGCCAGCATGCCCATAGTTAAATAACAAGTTTTTAAAAATCACGTCTGCTTCTACCTTGGGCAGGTTGTGGGAAGGTAAGATCATGTACTCAAGTAATCGTAGGGACTCCCCGTCAGGCGATTCTTTAAGTTGCCGCAACTTATCAAACAGGGGGTGGTTAGAAGTTCCCAAACATATCATTGACCACTTGGTATTGTTGATCCGCTCGGCGTTGGTTTGGCTCTGCATCCTGTTTTTACCTCGCCCGTGCGACAGGTTGTAGAGCATGTCGGACACTTGCTGGGGCAGCATATTGGTCAACTCATCCATGGTGCCGCATATATTACCTAGTACCCCAAGGCGGTGTATGCGAGCGTTAACCGTGTCCTTCTCTATTGTAAGAAGATCCTGGGGGTGCCCAAATAAAGAGTTAGCCGCCTGAAGAATCGTGGTTTTACCCGTACCCCCCTTGGGATTGTACAAGTTAATTAACAACCCGTGATGTCCTGTAAACGTGTACAGAGGACTGCCAAACCCAGACAGGAAAGCAAAAGCATGGGGCTCTAACCCCGGTCTGGTCCACGTGTTGATGATTTCTTTCCACTTCTCCAAAGTCCCCACTGGGCGAAATAAATGCACCAAATCCCTAGTCTGTACAGAGGGCGGGCTGTACCGCATACCCGTAGCGGTGATCTCCAAATCCCCCACTAAAAATGACTCAAAGTTTTCTGACCACCCAAACCTTGTGTGCGCGTGTAAAGCCTTTACGTTCATCTGCAAGTCTTTGAGCACCCGAGTAAGGTAGGCCATGATGCCGTCCATCTGTTTGTTGGAAGCAAACACACCGTTAGATGCAAGCAGATCTCTACATTTATCTTTGGCAAACAGGTCACCCACCGGGGTCGTGAGTTGGCGCAAGCCATCCCTAGGGAGATGAATGTTCATCCAAGCAAGCTCACCCATCCCCGGTTCGTATAGCCGCTGGTTTATGAATAGGTCGTGCTCGTATATGCAAACGTCCTTATCCTCGTCTTGTCCTTTCTCTTTATAGATACCGCCATTCTTGCCTCGAAAGTAAGGCCACGGTAGCTGAGGTACCTTGTAGCTGACCTCTTGCCCAATTTCGTTAAACGCCGCCACTTCAGTGCCAGCCTCAGCCTTCTCGATGACTATACCGAGCTGAATAGGGCTAGTGATCTTATCTTTGTGGGGGCAGTTCTGGCATATGCCGGGGGAGATTGTCTCAAACGTGGCGCAGGTGTATGGGCCCTTGGTCTTCTCAGCCTTAGCTAAAGTCTCACCCTCGTCATACGCTGGGTGATCCATCGACATCTTGTGGATGGCGGTCTTTCCATCATCGCAGGACCACGCAACAGACAGCCCTGCTCTCCATAAAGGTTCAGGGACGTTGACCTGATCCTCAACAATCTGCTTAATATGCTCGCAACCCTCGCCCTTAAAACTGCGCTTAACTATGATGGAGAACTTAGTCTCCCGGTTATTAAGCAGGGCTTTAGTGGTCTCGTCCAATTCCCGCCGGGGGCCTAGGTTCAGCTTGCTAGGTGGGGTGTTTTTTACCCCTTTATCCCGAATCCCAGCCACCTCGATGACGTTTAACGGGCGTGTCGCCTGAGCAATGATGGCAACAGTGTTGTGCGTATTTAGGTTAGTAGTCCCCGGTACTCGGAGGATACGTGCCGCATCTGCCGTACATTCTGTACCTACCTCAAGCCCAAACTCTTTGCATAGCTCGTTTAACCCATGTGCGATGGGTAGCCATACTGACCGCTCAATCTCAGTCTCTAGCGGCCAATAGACATGCAAGCCCCCGCCTGAGTCCACCACCCAAGGGTCTGGTAGCCCAGCATCTATAACAAATTTTCGTAGAGCTACCGCAGCCTCTGAACGGTCCGCGTATATAGAATCTTTATGGGATGGGGTCTCCCTAGTATCTATATCAACCCATATGGCTTTCAGATACGATACGTTCTCAGCCTTGCGGCCATCTTCCTTAGTAGAAAAAGAAGCTAGAGCGTAGTAAACATTTAGCCGCTTGGAGTGAAACTCTACCGCTTTGTGCTCTAAGTCAGATAGAGAGTCAGCGAAGTTGTGCAGTACCAGACTAGGTTTTTTAATACCTACAGTGCAATAGAACCCGTGCCCTTCGCTGGGCAGTATCGCGTTGAATAAAGACTGCATATCACCACTCGATAGAGTGGAAATTATCTACCAAGTCTTGTATTTTGGGGCGGTGGGAGTTCTTATTGGGCGACGTTTTTCCTGAAAACCATTGATAAACAGTCATGCGTGAGACTTCCAGTTTAGCGGCAACCTTAACCGCTGGAATGTCCTTATCAATACATAGCAAGCCAAGTCGCACACCAATTTTTTGGCGGTCAGCATTCCTGACTTGATCTACAAACTTTACGCTGTAGCCAAGCATATTAGTTCCTTAAGGAGGACACGGCATGCCGTGCCCCCCAATTGCGTTTACTCTTGATCGTCCCAACGACTCATGACATCATCAGGAGTTTTGGACTTAGGAGTCTCAACTTTGTTTACCTGCCGCTTCAGGGGCTTTAGTGGAGCCGCCGCTACCACCGCATCCTCATCTTCGGGCTCTTCCGCTTTGACTTCCAACTTCGGTGCGGCCTTTGGCTTGGTTGCACCATCCATCTCTGCGGGAGTAAACGCAATCGCGTTCCTAGCATCTTGAGTATCGCCCTTAATTTGTACAAGGTCAAACTCGTCTTCTTCAAGGGCGCGAACCGCTTTGAAATGCAACTTGGGAGTAGAGACGTCCGTATCGAAGCGCATCTCCGTAACCACAGCGGTAATAGGAACACCGTGCCCAGCTAGGAACCGCGTGTATGCCTCAAGGGGCATCTTGCCGCCCTCGGGCTTACCAAACAAAGAAGTCGCGGGGACTTCAAGCTGATAAACGTCTCCAGTCAAATCATTGCCAAGCAAGACCGCGAGACGGTGCGAGAACCGGCAAGCACGTGAGGTGTTGTTCCCACTGCCAGCGATATTCTGCGGACAGCCAGCGCATGAAGAGTGCTGAGGATTCTCAACCTTGGCATCGGGTTTAATGCCGTCGTTGCTAAAACAAGACGGGAGGACCTTCTCGCCTTCCTCGTAAACACCTTCGTAGAACTTACGGCCATGGCTAGGTGCCGCCGCCGCAACAACAATCTGCATCGAACGGTCATCACTCTTGGCAATCTCCTGACCGCCAACAATCATACGAAACACCGACCCACGGATAGAAACCCGCTTAGCCTGTGAGCCTCCCATCAACGCCTTAGTTGTGGCGTCCAGTTCCTTCGTCTTCAGGTATGAAGGAAGGTTTCCTTTGAATAGAGCAAGTTCGCTCATTTAGCTCTCCTAACGATTACATCGTAACGTGAATCAACATTGAGACCGATTGGAAGTTTTTCCGGATTATCTTTGAGATACTCCTTCATGTTCCCTTGATGGATGCGCTGTTCCAAAAGGCCCAACTCACCCGTATCTGCGATCAGGTTGTACATAGCTTCCCAGTCCGAAGTCCAGTAGCGAGTCTTAACCGTACGCATCACCGTGCCGCCACTGGTCTTAAGCGTGTCGGCATTGGTCTGTTTGCAGATCTCAAGAAGCTGGCTGGCTATGGTGTCCAGATCTGCTTTAAGCTCTGCGTCCTTCTTGTCAAAGTCGTTCTTTAGCTCTACTCGGGCGTCGCGTATCTTGACGTACACCCTCGCCAACTTGTCTGCGGTCATGTTTTCCTCCTGAGTGAGTTGACACTGTACACCGCTTATTTGGCGGTGTCAAGTACTTCTTCACGGTAGAGGTCAATTATTTTTCCATGGACGTCTTGGCGCTCCCTCAGCATCTTGTAGATCTTGCGTTCTACCGAGCTTCCAACGATGTGAAACACCGTAACTGCGTTCTTCTGCCCCGCCCTATGCACCCTAGCGTTGGCTTGCAGATACGTTTCGAGACTGGTAGTAGGGCCATACCATACCACGGTGTCAGCAGCTGTGAGGGTCACCCCATGTGCCGCCGCTTGAGGCTGAATGATGAGGACACGGGGATCTGCCTCGGTTTGGAATATCTTAAAGATATCAGTCCTCCCCTTTACGGACACATCGCCCGATATGATCTCTGATGTAACCCCTTCTTTATCAAGGTGTTCTTTGATCATGTGTATCGCGTGACGGAACGGGGCGAAGACTAGAACCTTGTTGCTACTCTCACTAATAATTTCAGAAAGCACGTTCAGCCTAGAGGATGCGTCCAACGGAATGACTTCCTTGTTGTCGGAATACACCACCCCACACGCCATCTGCAGGAGTTTGTTCATAAGGACTGCGGCGTTTACGGCGCTAATCTCCTCATCTTCTGCCATGATTAGCTGGTCAGACATCATGCGTTTGTAGTACACATTCTGACTCTTGGTCATCTGCACATCGCGGTCGATGTAGGTCATCTCCGGCAGGTCTAGGCAGTCTGCTTTGATAAACCGGATCGCTGGTTGTAGTGCCTTGTGTACGATCTCTTTGGCATTATCTTTGGGAGCCCAGCGGTACTGCGTAAGCCGGTACATAACCGCGTCTTTGAAGCTACCCACGTGCTTAGGAACACCCGTAGGGTTGACCAGCTTTGCCAAACCAAACGCATCTACAGGGGACTGAGCGGCTGGAGTTCCGGTTAGCATCCACAGCCATTTGTCAGAAGTAACAATTCTGTTAAGTGCCTTCCATCGTTTCGTCGTTGGTGTCTTGTAAGCGGACGCCTCGTCTACAACAATAAGATCAAAACAATTTTCAGAGATTTGCTTTTCTACGATCTCAACACCATCGTAGTTAATGATGACGAACTCAGCGCCATCTTGTATAACTTTTTTACGCTTCTCCATACTACCGTAGGCGATATCAACCGTGCGGTGCATGGCGAATTTAAATAGATCTGCTTGCCAAGCGGACTGCATGATGGACAAGGGGCAGATAACCAACACCCTACGCACGTACCCTAAACGCATGAGGTAGTCAGCCGCCCATATCACGCTGGCTGTCTTCCCAGTACCCTGCTCGTTGAAACAGAACGCCTTGCGGTGCAGGGTTAGGAACCCCGACGTCTCTTTCTGGTGGGCAAACGGCTTGTGCATGCCCGTCCACTTGTAATCCTTGTGGATCGGACTGGGTACATTCTTAATCTTCAGCGCCTTGAGTGCTTGCGCTTCTGCTAGGTTCCACGGGATAACAACTTGGGTGGAGTCCCCTACCTTGCCTACAACTTTTCCTGATTTTATTACCGCGAGTACTCTGTCTGGTTGCCCTAAATTCAAGAGCAACTTGTTTCCTTCTATGATTTCCATTATGTGTTTTTCTTTACCGAACGGTCTGAGTTGCGTGTAAACGACCTGTTGTCACTAGGACTGGTAAGTCGCAGGTTGCTGGGCGCATTGCTACCGCCCTTCGATAGGGGGATCACATGGTCAATATCCTTGCCCTTCCTGTTGATACCCTCTGCGTCCATCTTCCTCCTAGCGCGAGCCCGCGTGGCTCTAGCTTTCTTCTCATCCCGCTTCTGCTCCATCTCCCACTCATGCTTATATGGGCGTGGAGTTTTAGAGTACACCATCAATTTCTCCCGTTGTGTGCGCACGACAAAACAGCACAGTACTTGTTGCAAGTGAAGTTAGGTTTAGGGTTCCAGACGTTGTTCTCGTACGCCGCTTGTAGTGGGGCGTAACTATCTTGTGCGGATTGCATCAGCGCGGCGGCAGACACTTCACGGTTGTAAGATTTCTTTACAAGCTCACCTGCTACTACGAAGAGCAGGGCCGCCTTGATGTTTTGTACTTCTGGGAAGTATGTGAACGCGGCAAGGGCAAGGAGATCCAGCTGGGCAGTATCCGCATACCTAGCGCTTTTCCCTGTCTTGTAATCGAGGATACGGCAGGTGTCGCCGTTGAGAATAATCAAGTCCGCTATGCCACGCCACCACGCTTCGGGCGCATCAAAATCACAGCGTGAGCCGTCCGGTTTTATAGCCATCTTATATTCGGCCAGCTTAATTCCGGGGTAGGCTTTGATTCGCTCCATGTACCCTTCCATGTACTTATACTCTGGAGGAATGGGCTTGCCTTCGGCTATGTGGTCTTCGGCGGCTTTGTGTACCGCGCTACCATAGAGCAGAGCTTCGGTCTCTTGCTCTGTAAAGTCTTTTAGAATTTTTAGGTGGTGATACTTTTTGGGGCACTGCTTAAATAGTGAGATGCCGCTGTAAGACCACGTTATATGTTTCATATTTGGGGGGTGTAAAGCAACGCCCTACACCCCAGCCTCATCAGTTGTCGGTCTGTTCGTCAGCTTCGACTTCTTCTTCAGCTTCTTCAGCTTCTTCAGCTTCTTCAGCCTCTTCAGCTTCTTCAGCCTCTTCAGCCTCTTCAGCGACTGCGCGATGGATATAAACGCTCACGATTTCAGAGGCTTCTTCGCCTTCGTCCTCGTCAAACTCTACTTCTTCGATCTGGTTCAGAGAGTTGATCGCTGGCTGGAAAACAGACATATCAACATCATTCACGTCTGCTTCAAAGGTAATCGTTACTTTCATGGGTTACTCCAAAAATAAAAATGCCGGTTGATCCGGTGTAAATATATTACGTCAGTATTATGACAGTTAACTTTCCGCGTACGTCGGTCCACACCCTATCTCGCAGTCTACGGGCAACCCCTCAGCCCACTTGGGAACCCAGCGCATACACTCCTGCACATAGGCTTCAGCTTCTTCGGATTCACTCGCAGGTACAACTATAGACACTGCATCGTGAACTGTCAAGATTGGACGGTACTTTTTAGAGATTCTGACCATCTGCGACCCCACAACAATGCGAGCCAGCGCTTGGACAATGTTCTCTACCAGCTTGCCCCCGTAGATCTTTACCTCTAGCTCCCGCACGGTGCTATACATGTATGAGTCCCCGCCGTGTCGCAGGTTCATGTACTCCAGACGCATAGTGTTAGGTAGGATGAGTGAGTCGTTAGCCACCTCGATCAGGTTGTTCCGACCCAAGACACCACCCGTATGCCCTGCCATCCACTCGATAGCGTCGTTAGCTTTGCGCCAGAATTTCGTTATGTTCTTGTTGGAGTCTCTGTAAACTTTAATGATCCGCTCTGCTTCTTTCAGGTCGATGTTCGTATCAGGGTTTAGGTTGAGCATCGCGTGAAACTTATCTGCCCCCATGCCGTACCCACACCCAAGGATCACGGTCTTCCCAAAGAACCGTTGGGGCTTTGTGATTTTTTCCACGGGTATACCGTAGATCTTGGACGCCATGAGTTTGTAGACGTCTTGCTTGTTGGCGAACGCTTCTACTAAATCATCCTGTTCAGCAAGCCAAGCGAGAGTGCGCGCCTCGATCTGAGAGGAGTCGCAGGAGATAACCACATGCCCTTCGGGTGCGCGAAGCGACTGCTTGATCTTTGATGCGTTATCCCGGCTTGGTAGGTTCTGCATATTAAGTTTGTCAGACCCGCCCCATCTGCCGGTGTGAGCTGCATAGTACTTAAGGGGAACTGGTAATGGCCCTCGGCCACCGATCTCAATAAACCGTTCGGTGCGGGTCTCTTCAATAGTTGTTTTGACGCCCAGCCGTGCTGAGACTACCGTCTGAACCCGCACGTCATGATGATCGAGCAGATCCCTAAATGCTTCATCTGTTTTAGAGAACGCCCAAGTCTGCTTGCCTGTGGTGGGTGATGTCTTCTTAGGGGGTATCACACCTAGTGTGGTAAGGGCTTCAGCAAACTTGTTGTTGCTCATGATCGTATCTTTGCTCAATCCCGCCAGCATCAGCAACTCTAGCTTGTCTTCTTTTATCTTTTGCAGGTGCTCTTCCAGCATGGGTACGTCCACTTCTAGGACGGGCTGGGTAAACATTCGGATCGTTAAGTCAATCAGCTTAAGTTCTTCTAGAGGGAAGATCTCGTGGATTGGATCTTCGTTACCCCTGAAGTAGTACAACCTGTTGTACAAGGCGTACGTTAGGTCTACGTCATTTCGGCAGTACTCCATGTACCGCTCCATCTCCACATGTGTAAAACTTTTACGCTTCTTACCTAACGTGTTAAGAACCTCGGTCCCTTTTGTACCTATCTTGAAGTGCTTGGTCAGCGCATCGAGACTTACCCTCTGCCTAGTGCCTACGACAGCCTGAGCCATCGACATAGTGTCGAGCCACACCTTTGGATAAATACCGAAATGCCAAGCCATAATAGCAGCGTCAAATACTGCGTTGTGAGCACAGGCGGCGGTGTTCTCCCAGTCGAATTGATCCAGCCACTCTTTAGTTTCCCGGCGTGAACCCGTAAAACTTTGCGTCGGCGCATCATCATCCTTAACCGCCACGCCGATGACTTCAAATCTTGGGTCACGTAGATACTCCTCTGTGGAAATTTTGGAGAGACTGAAGTCTCGGTCGTAGTAGGTTTCGAAGTCTATGGTTAGCAAGTTTCTTCTCGGTTATCCCAAACTTCTTTGGGCATCTCTATCGTTTTGAACACGTTCTTACAAGTTTGGCACACGTGTCTACGCTCGGTCCAATAAAACCCGTGCTCCATATCGCGCCAATTTCTCGTGTCCACTATCTTGGTACCACCCGAACACTTAGCGCATTTCACTCGTACTTCTCCACTTCGGCCAGCTTCTGAATGTAGTGCAAGCACTTGGCAGGGTCGTTCTCGTCCTTATACCCTTTACGCATAGCGTACTTGATGATGTTGCCCTTGAGGAATCCAACGAACTCCTCGTGAGTCAGCACGGCTTGCATGACGTCCCACGGTGGGACTCCCATCTCTTTGTAGTGGTCACCACCAACTTGATATTCATTTGCTTTCATTAAAATAAAGCCTCTGGTACGTTGGACAGGTCCAACTTGGGTTTACGTTTGCGTTTGATTTTTTGGACAATGTGCGGGTATGGCGGGGGATGCCACACCCACCGGATCACCTTGCCTTCGTCGTCAAGGATTCCGTATCTCATTGTTTCTCCTCATCAGACCATCGCCCGCACTTGCCACATTGCCAGTTAATCCGGTCAATGTAGTAATGACGTTTGATTTGACCGCCACCGTGGAACCAACTGCACCACAACTTTGCAATCCAATCAATCACCGTTCTTCTCCCGCAGACTTGCCAGACGCCAAACTGGTTGAGCACGGGCGTGGCTTTTGACAGCTTTGCTTGGCAGCAAAGCCCCGGTCTTAGTGATGAGCTTCCTTTTGCTTAAAGAAAGGGCCACCGCTCCCCAAGCATTTGCAGACGGAGGTGCGCCAATCCCACTCTTCACTGCATGCGCGCGAGCATCTTCAAACAACGCCCCGTCCCAGCCCACGTCGGAAAAGTATTTAAGCGTGAGTGCGGTTGCCGTGTCGTGCCAGTCTTCATCAGCACTTGCAAGTGCAAGTGCTGCTCCCTCGTCACGTAAGAGGCGTCCGATTTGGATTTCGTATATATCAGTCATGCGTTTTTCTCCTTAAGTTTGGTTTCAATCTGGTCAAACAGTTTGCGGGTGTAGCCTTTGATTGGCGTATCCCCCCACGGTCCTATAATCTCTTTTATCTCGTCATCCGTCAGCCCGACCCACGGGCGCGGGGCTTTGTACAGCGGGATAGAATCATCATCACCTTTGTTTGTTTCAAACCAAGCGCGAACTCCACTGTCATAACCAAACCAACCTACGCAGTCATCGTCGGTCATGTGTTCTTCTCCTTTAGCTTAACTTCTACATCTTTAACTAACTGAACCAAAGCCGGGGCGTCTTCATAGCTAGGCCACCAGCTAGGCAGGGATTTAATTTCCTCATCCGTCAGCCCGACCCACTGCTGCCGACCCGGAAGATGTTCAAGGTGGTTCTGGGTTTTCCAATTCATTGCATCTGCGTAGCCTTGGCGATACCCGCGTTCGTAGTCAATCACATAGGGGGTGACTTCGGGGGTCTTTGGTTGCGCCAAGGCCAGCATCTCTTGAACTTGAGTAGTAGAGGGCCACCAGTCTGCGTGATACCCGCAAAAGTCTCTGATTGCTTTTTCAATCGGTGTCATGCGTTCTCCCCCGTCATTTTTTATCCCTAGACATCTGACCTGCTAAAAACGCCGCCTTGTATGCGCCGTCGTTTGTGTTAGCTCGCATGAGTTGTTCCTTGAGGTGGTTAATCTCAAGTTGAGATTGCTTGTTTGCCGCGTCCCACCCCGCGTTCCATGCCTCGTACATATTTCCCTCCATCGGGTGATACCCGCCCATCGGCATGTTCTTCCCGTGAGTGTGCGCCCACCATTCGCGCCAAGCGGTTCCTTTATCAAACATGGTTTGGCTCCTCTGTAACAGTAATAATAGCTTCCAACTGAAGTGCGTTCACGTACTCCAC